GATATGTTTTTCTCAAATGGTTTACCTGTTTCATTCCACCAAATGAAGTTTTTATCCACTACATCTTTAAATTCATAGAAATGATTTAATATTTTTTTATCAGGAGTCATAATGAGTTCTTCATCTAACCATTTGTAATCTTGAAGTATATCATCTGAATCAGGATGTTTTTCTATTATGAAGAATGAGTCTTCTGCAGATTCTGGTTGACACCATAAAGCTGATAACCCATTGTTTTCGTGTAATGGGTGTAAGAAAGGTTCTTTAAATATAGGTATAACCGTAAACATCGTATATTAATATATAACATTTTTATGAATTAAACAAGCTTTTTTTTATTTTTTAGTAGCTTCTTTTTCAGGAGGTTTAAATTTAGTTAAAACTATATCAAAATAAGCATCAGCTCTTTGTGCTGCGGGTAAGTCTGTTATAAGAAAGTTTTTACCTTTAATGAAACAATAATATACTTTATCTTTTTTAAACATATATTGTTTAGACATAGTAAAAACATCACTCCGTTTTTCTGGTATAAGTTTTATACCTTTTTGACCTTTTAAGGCTATGTCTAGTGCGTTTTGAAATTCTAATGCTCCAGAATCTTCTAAATCTGCTTCCTCTTTTATGACAAATGAATTTTCAAGTAATTGTTTTTTTATAGTATTAGTTTTACCGGAATCAATCACCATCAAAGTATATGCAAAATCAACATTTTTACATTTATCTAGCAAATCAACATTAGGTTCTATATAACTTAAAAAAGGAAGTACTGCTTCAATTTCACCTAATTTATGTGAATTTTTTAACATATATGGTGATAAGGCATGTTTTTTATCTGTGTTTATTGGTAGTTTTCCTTTTACATCATCTCTGATTCTCATAACACAATCTAAGTTTGTTGTAAAATTCCCAGCTGATATTGTGTGACTTATTCTCATTACTTGAAAGAATACATATGGTTTATATCTTGTGGGTAAATTATTTACTTTGAATTTATCACTTGGTGCAAAACCTGTAAAACCAAATAAGTCTATTGATAATTTTATTGGTAAAATACTTGGCTTTGTAGGTGTATAAAATGTCAAATGTTGTTTTGTATAATATTCATAAACACTATCACTAAATTCAAAATTATTATTTTCTAAATATTTTTTGTGTTTTTTATATTCTTCTGTTGGTTTAATACTTGGTTCTTTATCTCCTGTAGCACCTGTCATATCAATTAAAGCTTCCGTAGTATGATTCACATAACTCCTAACACTCGCAGGGATAACTGAAAAATTACTTTGTTCACCTCCATAAATTGTTTGATGATTAAGGTAACTTGGGTCACTAATAACAGGGTCAGCAGTCGATTCTAATCCAGAAAATATCTTTTCTAAATCAGATATATTTTCTGATGGAGGGAAGTATTCTACACTTAATAATTCTTTAAAAGTACCATCATCTTGTAAATCTTCAATAATAGCTAA